ATGACGGCATCTTCAGCGGCAAGTTCGACCTGGCTGACATCTGCTTCCTGGTCGCCGTGATCGTGTTCGCGATCGCCTTTGTGGTCCGCCTGCTGGTCAGGCCAATCCCCATCGACAGCGTGATGATTGCTGTGGGCCTCATGTTCGTGGCCCTTGGGTGGCTCGTCTTGTAGCTCCAAGTTTGGGGCCTGAAACTTGGACCTCTTCCCAGAGGTCCAAGTTCCCTTGGCCTCTACGAGGTGTGCTGTTCGTACGTGTTCTCGACGTTCTGCAACAGCCGAGCGCGTGTACGCCAGTCGAGCCACTGGAGGGCTTCCTCCAGCTTGGTGATGGCGACGCTGTTCTCACGGCACCGTGACTCAGGGCGGCTGTTGAAGAACATGATGCGCTGCCTCGCGGCTTCGATCACGTCCTCCACGAAGGCCCCGTTCTGGACGCCGTCCTGAACGACGCCATCCTGCCATTCGATGTGAATGGCGTCGGGCCCACCGCCGACTGTCCTCATCACGGTGCGGCCCCCAGTGGGGTTGCCTGCCTCGTTGGTGGTGAACTCACTCTGGACGAGTGACTCACTCTGCCGGATACCCATAGCTGTCTCCTTCTGCTTGATTCACCCTGGTCTCAGGGGTCAAGCAGGAGGGTAGCACTGGGCCGCCTTCTGATACGGCCCTATGATACGGCGGTATGGCGATCCTGATCGAAGACCTCGGATACGGGCCTGACGAAGAAGAACTGGAGTGGCAGGCCGAACAGGAGCGCCGGGAGGCTGAGGAAGAGGCCAGGGCAGCTGACGACGAGGAGTTCTTCGAAGTCGAACTCGACCCGGCCATGGCCAACTTCGTGGACGAGTTGATCACCAGGGTGATGCTCTTCTGCCAGGAACTCTGGGGCAAGGAGTTCTATCCGTACCAGAAGGAAGTGTCATACCGCATCATTGAGTCACTGGTGCTTCAGGACGCCGAGGAGATCACAGCACTCCAGGCGCGCCAGAGCGGGAAGAGTGAGGTCGTCGCCACCACATTGGCTGGCTGTATGGTCCTCTTCCCGCTGCTGGCAAAGACCTACCCGATCATGGACCGCTTCAAGGACGGCCTCTGGATCGGCCTCTTCGCTCCGGTCGAGGAGCAGAGCGCTCTGGTGTACGCCCGCATCATCGATCGCCTCTCCAGCGATCGGGCCCAGGCCATCCTGAAAGACCCCGAGATCGCCCAGCGTCTGGACGCCCGGTCCAAGCTGATGAAGCTCTCCAACGGCTCGCTCTGCCGTCGGCAGACGGCCAACCCTCGGGCGAAGATCGAAGGTACGACGTATCACGTCGCTGTCATCGATGAGGCCCAGGACGCCGACGAGAACGTGGTCCGCAAGTCGATCCACCCGATGCTCGCCTCCACTGCTGGCACCAAGGTGAAGATGGGCACGCCCTCGTATCACAAGGGCGACTTCTACAAGGCCATCCAGCTGAACAAGCGTCGTGCGAGGGGCAAGCGGAAGAACCACTTCGAATACGACTGGAAGGTTGTCGGCCGCTCCAACCCGGCCTACAAGAAGTACGTGGAGCGGGAGAAGCTCTCACTCGGAGAAGACTCCGAGGAGTTCCAGATGGCGTACTGCCTCCGGTGGATGCTCGACCGAGGCATGCTCATCACCGACGACGAGTTGGACTACCTGGCCGACAAGTCGATGCACCTGGTGAAGACGTGGCACCGCAGCCCGGTGGCAGTGGGCATCGATCCGGCCCGAGTCACCGACTCGACCGTCGTCACCGTCACCTGGGTGGACTGGGATCACCCAGACGCCGCTGGCTACAGGGAGCATCGTGTACTCAACTGGCTGGAGATCCACAACACCGATTGGGAAGAGCAGTACTTCGAGATCCTCGACTTCCTGGAGCCGTACTGGGTCTCCCACATGGCGATCGATGCCCAGGGCATGGGGTCAGCAGTCGCTGATCGAATGCGCCGACTCATGGGGTCGAGGTGCGAGGTCATCCCGATGAACTCTGACGCCAAGACGCAGTCGGAGAGATGGAAGCACATGATCCAGCTGATGCAGCGCCAGATGGTCGTGTACCCCGGCCACAGCAAGGCTCGGCGTACCCGAGTATGGAAGCGATTTCGGCAACAGATGGCTGACGCCGAGAAGCAGATGAAAGGGCAGTATCTCCTCGTTGAGGCTCCCAACGAGAGGGAAGCACACGACGACTACGTGGACTCCTTGGCGCTGGCTTTGGCCTGCTCAATGCAGGATTCCGTGCCGGTGGTGGAGCAGTTCGAATCGCCCTTCATCAGGTAACCCCATCGTCAACCCGTACGGGACTATGCTCCTGTGATACCCGCCTAAGAGGAGGCTCACGTGGCATACCAACCCGAATCTGGTTTCGAGACGGCCATCGCCGTCAACAACGCTCGCCGGGGTCCGCTTCGCTTCGAAGAGGGCATCGCAACCGACACCGACGTCCCCCGCGACTTCGGTCAGGGTGCGTACGGCGACACCGGGGGCGACGGCCGTGGCCGTCCGTTCTTCGGCATCAAGTCGCCCGAAGAGACGATGGCAGAGCGTGCCCATGTCGGCGCTGCCTCCTGGATCGAAGCACCCACGTGCCTCCAGGACTTCGTCTACGGCGCATCCGCTGGTCAAGGACCGCCGCAGTACGACCTGGAGTACGGCAGCGAGCGTCGGCTCTATCGGCCGAACATCGCCAACGTCCAGGACTGATGCCCCGCAGGGTTGCGACCCATCCCGGCAAGATCACCGGGTTCAGCGCTGCACGAGGCCGCCCCAAGTCCAACGTCGGTCAGTACCTCCTCCGACCGACGTCGGACGAGAAGTCCGGTTTCGTGATGCTCAACAGCACGCCGGAGGCAATCCAGGCGGCGAAGGATCACTACCTCAAGGCGGGTGAACTCCCGCCTGCGCTCCAGCCGAACTACCTGCGCCGTCCGGCCGTGATCGCTGCGGCCGCGAACAAGAACATCTCCAAGGGATTCCGCAAGCCCAAGAGCCACCAGGGGTAACACAATGCGTGAGACGATTCGGGACCAGCATCCTCGGGATGCCACCGGGCGGATGCCCACGTTCGGTGACTTCACCCCAGCTGGCCAGCAGCAAGCAGGTGCGTGGTACAAGAGCGCCATCGGTGGCCTGCACTCCTCGGTCTCCGACGCTGCGGCCAACGCCAACTCTCGGGTGGAGGGCTGGACGTCGAAGAACCCCGACAAGCCCCTGAACCAGTACGCCAGCGGCGAGGCCCGTCGTGCGAAGTACACCGGCCAGATGGCCGAAGACCCCGGCATCCGTGATCGCTCGTCCTTCGGTCTGAGTGAGGCAGGACACCGCATCGCAGGCAACTGGGGTCGTGCAGCTGCGCTGACGGCACGTGGCGACATTGCCCCCACGGAGCATGACGTCGGTGCGGCCAACCTGACCTCTCACACCGAAGCTGGAATGAAGGCGCTCCAGACCGGCAGGGGCACGGCTCAGCCGGTGGGTGCCGACTGGTACTTCGACCACGGCCCCGGCATCGCCAAGGCTGCGGAGGCGTTCGGTGCTGACCCTCGGGCGGCCATCATCTCCTCGACGTCGATGTCCCCACAGAACTCTCCGCAGAACGAGCGTCAGGCGTCGTCCGCCCTCGCTCGGATGGAGACGCAGAATCCGATGATCCACGTCGCCACGGACGTCAAGGGCTCCGGTGCGCTCAAGGGGGCCTCCATCGCTGCGGGGTCGCATGAGTGGAGTTCGCTGAACCCCGATCAGATCAGCCTGATCAACCGCAACGCCGTGAACCCGAAGTACCCGAAGACGCACGGCAACCCCATCACCACTGACAAGGTCAACACCGTCATGCGGGACATGGGGAGGGGCACGATCTCAGCTGACCAGGCGGAGCGGGAGAGCGATCTCTCCGGTCTCGGCAAGGGTGGAACGGAACTGGCCACAGGCGTTCGGATGATGCGGGGTGAGACCGGCCAGCAAGACCTCGGGCCGACCGGCAAGGTCACCACGTACACCCACAACTCGCTGCTCGCGGCAGGCCTCGACTCCCTGGGGGAGAAGGGCGCTGACGCCAACGATCGTGCGGAGTTCCACCGTCGTGTGCACGAAGCCACGCCGGGAAGCGCTCCGTACTTCGAACAGGACACCCTCTTCGGCAAGGAGTGGGAGGCCGACCCCTACGGTCGTGCACACGTCACCACCGGCATGCTCAACGTTGGTCACCAGCCTGACTCGCCCATCCCGGCGTCAGACTCGGCCAAGGCGATGTACCCCGATAGCCACGATCGCCACATCAACCACATGATGGAGCACCAGGGCGTCAGTAAGCCTGAGGACGTTGTGTTACCAGAAGGCTCCGCCACCATGGACACGTGGCAGATGGGTCAGTCTGTCGGCCTACCTCGCAGCGTCGAGCACAAGGATCTGTCCGGTGAGGGGGGTCGTCACACGGTCCACGCCGCCAAGACGATCGGCTCGGACTCTGCCATCGTGGACCCTGGCGCTGCTGGCTACATGCCCACGGCCAAGGGCCAGCGGAACCTCTCAAGCTCCGAGGCTCAGCACGCCATCTTCAACGAGGTGAACAACCGGGCCGCTGCCGAGATCAGCAACAACGCTCGGGCCGCTGGTCGCAACGTGGGTGCAGGCCTGCCGATCATCGCCTTGCAGTCGGCCACCTGGACCGGGTACCGCATCGAAGGCGGGAAAGACCCGCACTTCGACGCCCGCACGGCTGCCAACAACGCCCCGGCTGAGCGTGGCATCCGCGAGACGCAGCGGGGCACGCCGCAGCCTGGTGAGAATGTCCCGATGTTCGACGCCAGCAACGAGCCGATCAACTACGGCGGCAAGGATCGTTCGAAGCTGACCTGGAAGGCCAGCAAGTCCAAGGCACCGTTGGTGCAGCCCGCCAAGCCGTTCAAGGGAGGCCTCTGATGGCAAGAGGTGAGAACACCGCCGACCACCCCGCTCGCAAGGTGCATCGGGAGGTCTTCGACAAGGCGACCGTGAGGAACGCCAACGGCGACGACGTGAAGCGCACGTATGTCAGCCGCTACGACGAGGGCGGCAACTTCATCAGCCAGGGTTACACGGAGGGCTGATGCGTGGGCAACTTCAACGACGTCCAGTTCGGATCGTTCGGGGACCACCGGGACGAGTACCGGGGCACTGAACAGCCGTACTTCCGTGAGGAGGTGTACCAGCCTCCAGGGAGCAAGAACCGCTTCGCCCTGCATGAGAGCAACGGCTCGGTCACGGCTCGTCGGATCGGCAAGCCCGACTCGGTCCTGCCTGGCGGACGACCGGCGAAGCAGATCGCAGGTGGCATCTCGGTCTGGGGTGGCGGTACAGGGTCTCCCGAAGGCCACAAGGAGATACTCCGTGCGGACGTGCGGAAGGGCTTCCGAGGCAATGGCTTGAGTCAGGCCATGCTGAAGATGGCCGTTGATCGCCACCCCAACCTCTCCCACAGTGCAGCACTGACGCCGGAGGGGGCTCGGTTCGCCGCCCGTAACCCCCTGCCGGGTGACACCAAGAACACGAAGCAGACGCAGGCCCGCAACCTCGTAGCAGACGCCGCCACAGCGCTGCTCGGTGGCCCACGACGGACGGGACAGGACCACTGATGTGCGCTGACTGCCCGACCAACCTGAACGTCAGCCAGTTCAAGTACGACACCCCAGAACTGGGGGAGTCCAGGACTGTGCATCGTGTGAGGGCGTTCGCTGACTCGGGAGCACACGTCGGAGACATGCTCTGGGACTCCAAGCAGATCCGCAACATCGGCGTGCCGTCTGATCAGCAGCGCCGCGGCATCGCTACGCAGCTGTGGCATGAAGGCAACCGTCTGGCCTCTGAGAACAAGAAGATCCCAGCACCCAAGCATTCCGCTGACCGCACGGCGGCCGGTGATGCCTGGGCCAAGTCTGTCGGTGGACGACTCCCAAGGAGACTGAAGTGAGCGACGACGCCTATCGCAACCTCAGCCCCCACC